TCAGCGGTTCCGCCACGCCAGCCCCAGGCTGCGCGACAGGCGCAGATCCCGTTGCAGGCGGTTCAGACGGGCATCGGCCAGCGCCGCCAGGGCGGGCAGGCGTAAGCGGTGAGACGCGGTCTGGGCGCGGGTGTCGGCGGCCATGCGCTGGAACAGGCGCGCCCGTAACGGCGCCGCCACCGGGCAGGCGGCGGGGTCGGCGGGCGGGATTGGGCCGTCATAGCGGCGTTCCAGGGCGTCACGATGGTCGGACATCATGACGCCATTAGAACATAATGCGAACAAAAAGTCGAGGAACTACTGGCTGGCCCACAGCACGCGGGCGATCCAAGCGATATCCTCGGTGGCCAGGCTGCGGCCCTGGTGGGCGGGATTCAGCGAGGCCAGTTCGATACGCTTGGCGGTCTGCCGGATCAGTTGCTTGACCATCACCTCGCCCTCGACGGTGCGCACCACCACGCGGTCGCCCCGGCGGACCGAGGCGGCGGGCGAGACGATGACGCGGTCGCCGTCGCGGTACAGCGGTTCCATGCTGTCGCCCGACACTTCCAGGGCATAGGCGTTGGGGTCGCCCACTTCCGGGAACGGGATTTCGTCCCACGATCCGCCGACCGGATAACCGGCATCGTCGAAAAAGCCGCGGTCGCCCGCTTGGGCAAAGCCGATCAGCGGCAGGTGGGAACCGCCGTTGCGTGGCGGCGGCTCGCCGATGTGGTTCAGCAGGTCGGACAGGGTGGCGCCGGTGGCGTCCAGCACCTTGGAGACACTTTCCGTGGATGGCCAGCGCGGCTTGCCCTCGCGCGTGATGCGCTTGCTCTTGTTGAAGGTGGTCGGATCCAGTCCGGCGCGGCGCGCCAGCGCGGATGCGGTCAGACCATGGTCGCGGGCCAAGGCGTCGATTGCGGCCCAGATGTCGGCGTGCTTCAGCATGGGAAGATCGTCTCGCAATCGTTGGTTTAGGTCAGCAGGAATATCAGCCTATCTCTCTTGACTCAATACCCGAGATTCCGGCATCTATGTTCGCTAGATGTTCTCATTAAGGAGGTATCGTCATGCGTGTGGGCAAATTCGCGCCAAGACCGCTGAGCGACCGCCCGGCCGAACCGTTCGTGACGACGGAAGAGGCTTGGCTGTGGTTCGCCCGCTGTCAGATGGCGCGAATCGAGGGGGTGCGGTTCACCGCCGACCAGGGGGATGTGGGGCGCCCCTGCGACCCGGACGACATCTATCGTGCCGTGCTGTTCCTGCGCCGCAATCACGTCCTGGGCGAGCGGCATATCGCGGTGCTTGGCCGCTTCGGATGTCGCCTGAGCCCGCCTGATCCCTGGGCTGGCGACACTGGTGCCGAGGCGCAGGACTGGAACGAGGCGCTGGATCGTCTGACGCCGGTTCTGCGGCGCAAGGGGATCGTGCTATGAGCGCGGCCGATGTGGTGCCCGGCTGGCGCCGTGCCCTGGTGGTGTTCAGTGGTCGGGCCGATCTGTGGTGGCTGCGCTGGCTGCGGCCGGGGTTCCGCCATTGCTTCGTGGTGCTGGAATGCGCCTCCGGCTGGGTGGTGGTCGATCCACTATCCCACTATACCGCCATTGTACATGTTCCTTTTTGTGGGGAATTTGATCCGATCATGCATTATCGCCAGCAAGGCATGTTGGTCGTAGAGGCACAATTTGTTTCTCCTAACCGGAGAGTTCTACCGATTCGTCCCTACTCCTGCGTCGAGTGTGTCAAGCGGGTCCTGGGAATTCGGGCCGGTTTCGTGCTGACTCCGTGGCAGCTTTTTCGCCATCTGAACAAAAACAGAACTTTTTTTGTTGACGTGGGGTATGAGCGGGGCATATAGTCATTTTCATCAACGCCAGAACTGCGTCAAACGCCCGGCAGAGCAATGCTCTTGCCGGGCTTTTCTATTTGCGGCGGCGTATCTCTAAATTCCTATTATGGAGGTTCCCCATGGGCAGCTTTTTCAGCAGCTCGACGCCCGCGCCCGCCTATACCCCGCCGACCGTCTCCACCACTGATCCCGACGCGGAGGCGCGCAAGCAGCGCGAGGAGGCCATGGCCCGCAACCGGCGTGGCCGTGCGGGCATGGTCGCCACCTCGGAACGCGGCGTGCTGGATACGGCGGCTGCCAAAGGCGGCACTCCCACCAAATCCCTGCTGGGGGAATGACCATGACCGACATCGCCAAGGCCGCCGATGGTGGCCTGCTGGGGCCGGAGCGTGACCCCGGCCTGTTGCTCAAGCGCTATGCCAAGGCCCGACAGCGCCGCTCGGTGTGGGAGGCCCACTGGCAGGAATGCTACGATTACGCCCTGCCGCTGCGCGACGCGGTGTTGCACCAGCCGGTGCCTGGCGAGAAGAAGGGCGACCGCCTGTTTGATGGTACCGCGCCGGACGCGGTGGACCAGTTGGCGGCCAGCCTGTTGTCGGAACTGACGCCGCCCTGGGCGCAGTGGTTCGGTCTGACGGCGGGCGCCGATCTGTCGCCCGAGGAACGGGATCAGGCGGCGGCGGTGCTCGACCGGGTGGGGGCGGTGCTGCAATCCCATTTCGACCGCTCCAATTTCGCGGTGGAAATGCACCAATGCTATCTGGACGTGGCCACCGGCGGCACCGCCTCGCTGCTGTTCGAAGAGTCGCCGCCCGGCGAACCGTCGGCCTTTCGCTTCACCGCCGTGCCCCTGGGGCAGGTGGTGATGGAGGAGGGCGTGGATGGCCGTCTGGACACCACCTTCCGCCGTTCGGAACTGACGCTGGCGGCGCTGCGCGCCCGCTTTCGCGGCGCCACCCTGCCGCAAAGCCTGGTCAAGAAGGCCGAGGATGACCCCGATTTGCGCATCGCCGTGGTCGAAGCAGTGGTGCCGTCCGCCAACGGCCATTTCTACCGCTATGCCGCCGTGCTGGAGGAAGAAGCCGACAGCGACGAAGCGTTGCTGGCCGAAGGGCGGTTCGAACAAAGCCCGTTCATCAATTTCCGTTGGCTGAAGGCGCCGGGCGAAACCTATGGCCGCTCGCCGGTCATGAAGGCGTTGCCCGACATCAAGACCGCCAACAAGGTGGTGGAGCTGGTGCTGAAGAACGCCACCATCGCCGTCACCGGCATCTGGCAGGCCGATGACGACGGCGTGCTCAACCCCGCCAATATCAAACTGGTGCCGGGCACCATTATCCCCAAGGCGGTGGGCTCGGCCGGTCTCAAGCCGCTGGATGCGCCGGGACGGTTCGATATCTCGCAACTGGTGCTGGACGATTTGCGCGGCCGCATCCGTCATGCCTTGCTGGCCGACAAGTTGGGCCAGCCCGACGCCCCGCGCATGACCGCCACCGAGGTTCTGGAACGATCGGCGGAAATGGCCCGCCTGTTGGGGGCCACCTATGGCCGTCTGCAATGCGAATTGCTGACGCCGTTGATCCTGCGGGCGGTGGCCATCCTGCGCCGCCGGGGGGAAATCCCCGATTTGCTGGTGGACGGCCACGCGGTGGATTTGCAGTATAAATCGCCGCTGGCCCAGAACCAGGCGCAGCGCGACGCCATGAACACCCTGACCTGGCTGTCGTCGCTGGCCCAATTGGGGCCGACCGGAGCGCAGGTGGTGGATGCGGCGGCGGCGGCGCGCTGGCTGGGCCGGGTGTTCAACGTTCCGGCCGAGCTGATGGTGCAACCCAATCAAGGGGGCGGCGATGGTCAATGATCCCGGCTGGACGTGGTTCGAACCGGTGCAGGCATCGCCTGGCGACGATCAGCGCCAACGCCTGGCCCGGCTGTTCGCCCGGCTGTTCAGCGGCGCCGACGGCGAAACCGCCTTGGCCTACCTGACCCAGATCACCACCGAACGCTGCCTGGGGCCGGATGCGTCCGATGCCGCCCTGCGCAGCCTGGAGGGGCAGCGTCAATTGGTGCTGCACCTGCAATCCCTGATCCGTACCGGCCGCGAAGGCGGCCTTCATGTCTAGGAGCTGGAACAAATGATGTACGAAGATTCCCTGGACCCCCAGGAACCGGAGCTGGGCGGTCCCGCCATCCCGGAAAAGTTCCGCGATCCGCGGACCGGCGCGGTGCGGACCGATGCCCTGTTGGGTGCCTATCTGGAACTTGAACGCCGCATGCATTCCATGGTGCGGTTGCCGGGCAACGACTGCTCGGACGAGGAACGTTGCGCCTTTCACCGCGCTCTGGGCGTGCCTGACAGTCCCGACGGCTATCAGATCGCCACCCGCCACGAATTGTTGACCTCCGATCCCGAGGTCAACCGCCGCCTGCATGCCGCCGGGTTCACTTCGGAGCAGGCGCAACTGGTCTATGACCTGGCCCATGATTGCGTGCTGCCCGCCATCTCCAATATGGCCAGCGAATACGACATGCGCCGTCATCTGGACCGGCTGAAGGACCATTACGGCGGCGATGCCCGTTGGTCGGAAACCGCCCGTCAGGTTTCGGCCTGGGGCAAGGCCAATCTGCCGGACGAGGTCTACCAGTCGCTGTCCCGGTCGCCCGAAGGCGTCATGGCCATGGAACGCATGATGGCGTCGGGCGAGCCCGGCCTGGGCAAGGCGGCGGCGCCCAAGGACGAAGCCCCGGACGAGGCCGAGCTGAAGCGCATGATGCAGGACCCGCGCTACTGGAAGAAACGCGATCCCGCCTTCATCGACAAGGTGTCGTCGGGCTTCCGCCGTCTGTACGGGGAGTAGGGCAAAAGAAAGCCCCTCTTCCGCCGGGCGGAAGAGGGGCTTTCGGAACGGAATGCCTTAGCGGCGCAGGTCGTTGAGGTTCTCGACGCCCAGGCGGCGCAGCGACTCGGTCTTTTCCAGGGCGCGGCGCACGGAATCCGACGCTTCGTCGATCATCTTGCGCAAATCGTCCACATAGCGGCGCATGGTGTCCGACACCGTGCGGAATTCCTTTTCGTGGACACCGGCGGCGGCGGCTTCGATGGCGATGTTGGTGGCGATGGAGTCGGACTGGCTCACCACCTCCTCGACGCCATGGGCGCGGCGCGACAGGTCTTCGACGTTGGTGGACAGCACGTCCAGCTTTTCCACCAGCGACTTCATGGTGTCGGCGAAGGTGGCATTGTCGCTGCCCGAGCTTTCCTCGATCTCGCGCAGGTGCTTCAGCTCGCTTTCGATCTGCTCCGACAGGGCGTCGGTGCGGACGCGCTGCTGGTTCATCTCGCCGCGGATCTGGGCCAGACGGTTGACCAGCTCGCGGGTGTACTGGGTCAGGGCGCGCACGGCGCGGCCCTTGTCACCGGCGCGGCCGGCCGCCAGTTCGGCGTTCAGCGACAGGATTCGCAGGTTTTCCGCCAACTCGTCCAATTCGCCAAAGGCGTGGAACGCCCGGCGGCAATCGGACAACAACGCGCTGGCGCGGGCTTCAATGCGTTCGGTGCGCAGCGTGCCGCTGGTGGAACGAGTGGCTTGCACAGTCTCGGTCATGACGTTCCCTGAATCCCTTGCCGCCCGGGGAAATAGTGCCGCTGATCATAACCATTTTCCCCGCACGCGACAGCGGGAATTTTCGTGACCTCTTGGCGCTCCGGCCGGTTTTACCGCCGTCGAGCGCCGCCGCCCTTCGCGCGCCTTTCCTCTCGGCGGCGCGAAGGGCGGCACCCTTGCCTTTCTTGACTTTGCGTCCGCCGGAGAACCGGGCCGACCGGCCCGGCGGACGCCTGCCTGTTCCGCGCGGCGGCCCTTGGGCCAGAACCGGGCGGCGACAGGTGTTTTCTCAATGCAATCAAAGGATCGCAATCATGTCCGTTTCCGTGATCAACAGCTATTCCAAGGATTACGGCGCCCAGGTGCATGCCGCCTTCCAGCGCCAGGGTTCCAAGCTGCGCAACACCGTGCGCACCCGCAACAACGTGACCGGCGCCATCGCCGTGTTCCAGAAGGTGGGCAAGGGCGCCGCCAGCACCAAGGCCCGTCACGGCAAGGTGCCGGTGATGAACGTCGATCACCAGACCGTCGAATGCCAGCTGTACGATTATTACGCCGGTGACTGGCTGGACAAGCTGGACGAACTGAAGATCGAGCACGACGAGCGCGCCGTCCTGGTCAATGCCGGCGCCTATGCCCTGGGCCGCAAGACCGACGAACTGATCATCGCCGAGTTGGACAAGTCCACCAACCACGCGCTGGACGCCACCACCGGCCTGACCAAGGAAAAGGTGCTGGCCGCCTTCGAGATGCTGGGCGAGGCCGATGTCCCCGACGACGGCGAGCGCACCGCCATCGTCGGCTGGAAGCAATGGTCCGAGCTGTTGCAGATCGACGAGTTCTCGGATGCCGATTACGTCGGTTCCGAGGACCTGCCGTGGAAGGGCACCCAGGCCAAGCATTGGCTGGGCACCCTGTGGATGCCCCATTCCGGCCTGACCAAATCGGGCAACGTGCGCCGCTGCTTCTGGTTCCACAAGACCGCCATCGGCCACGCCATCGGCTCGGAAGTGAAGTCCGAGATCACCTATCACGGCGACCGCGCCGCCTGGTTCATCAACAACATGATGAGCCAGGGCGCCGCCCTCATCGACCCGGCGGGCATCGTCAGCCTGCGCTGCCTCGAATCGTAAGGAGAATCCTTCCATGGCTTACCAGTCCAAGGACCTGTCGGTGCTGGCCTACGCCAACGGCTTCACGCTGTGGCACTACGTCACCGCCGATGCCGCCGCGTCGGTGGATGCCGCCGGTTACTTCAATGCCGCCGCCGACATGCTGCGCGCCGGCGACATCATCATCGCCAACGTCGAGACCGCCGCCTCCCCCAAGGCCGGTCTGTTCCTGGTCTCCCAGGCGGCGTCCGGCGTGGTCGACGTCAACGACATGACCCAGATCGGTTCGGCCAACGCCCGCTGATCAACCGTTCCCCGCACGGGCCGGTTCCCTTCGGGGGACCGGCCCGTGCGCTTTCAGGAGTTTTTGAGATGACCGTCACCGCCTCGTTGTGTCCCACCTGTTACCGCGAGATCGAAGCGCGGCTGTTCATCGCTGACGGTGCCGTCATGATGCGCAAGACCTGTCCGGTGCATGGCGAAAGCGTTGCCATGGTGGAGCGCGATGCGACCTTCTGGCGGGCCTGCCAGCAGAGCGGTGGCGGCTTTTCGGTCGATGCCTATGGTCAGATGTCGCTGATCGAGGTGACGGACCGTTGCAATCTGTCGTGCGCCCATTGCTATCACCAGCCCGACAATTCCCGCCCCGACCGTTCCGCCGATTGGGTGGTGGCCAAGGCCTTGGCGGCGCCGACCCGCCATGTCTGCCTGATGGGGGCGGAACCGACCATGCGCGACGATCTGCCGCAGGTTCTGGAAGGAATCCGGGCCGGTGGCAAGGTGCCGGCCATTTATACCAACGGCGTCCGTCTGGCCGATCGGGACCGCCTGTCGGCCCTGATGGCTGCCGGTCTGCACAGTGCTTCGCTGTCGCTGCATGGGCCGGATTATCACGGCGCCAAGGTGTTCTCGAAGGTGGCGGCGGCGCTTGACGGCATGGTGGCGGCGGGATTGCCGCTGGGGCAATTGTCGTTCATGGTCAACGACCTGGGAGAGGGCTTGAATGCCCCCTTGCGCCGGATTCTCGATTTGGCCGCTGCCGGAATCCGTCCGGTCGATTTCTGCCTGCGCAGTCCGGGCCGCATCGGCCGTGCGCCGCAGGGTGAGCAGCTGTTCGTCTCGGACCTGTTCGCGGCGTTGAACCGGCTGGCGGTGGAACGCGGTCTGTCGCTGGAGGTCATGCCCGCGGCGGGGAACAATCCCCATCATGTGCGCGTCGATTTCTGCGGCACCCCCATTCAGCTGATCCATTGGCCCGATGCCGCCAATATCGACCTGCGCTTCATGAACATGGGGCCGTGGGCGTCGTTCGTGGATGGCACCTATGGATCCTTCGCCCTTCAGGCCATCTTGCGCGATGGTCTCAAACAAGGCTGGTGGCAGGGCCGCCGTCTGGCCGGTTCCTGATCTTTCCCCCCATTCCATCCAGAACAGGAGTTCCCGCCATGGCATTGTCCGCCATCGCGCTGTGTTCGCGCGCACTGTTGAAAATCGGTGCTGCCACCATCGCCTCGTTCGACGAAGGCTCGGCCGAATCCGAAGTGGCGGCCAATCTGTATCCGTCGCTGCGCGATGCGCTGCTGTCGGCCCATCCGTGGAACTTCGCTACCGGCCAGATCAGCCTGCCGCGTCTGGCGGCGTCGCCGCTGGCCGATTACGCCAACGCCTTTCAATTGCCCGCCGATTTCCTGCGGGCGCTGTCGGCGGGCATCGGCGGCCAGGGCTACGGCGTACCCTATCGCATCGCTGAAAGCCGCCTGCATTGCGACGCCGACGACATCGTCCTGACCTATGTGTTCCGGCCCGAGGAATTGTCGTTCCCGCCATTCTTCGACCAGGCGCTGATCGCCCGGCTGGCGGCCGAGTTCTGCATTCCGCTGACCGAAAGTTCGACCCGCGCCGAGCTGCTGTACAAGCTGGCCGACGACGAATTCCGCCGCGCCAAGCTGGCCGACGGCCAGCAGGACACCCCCCAGGCCATCACCGACTTCCCGCTGGTGGAGGTGCGGTCATGAGCGCGCAGCGTGAATGCTGGCCCGTTGAGGGCCCGCGCGCCGATGCGCGCGTGAGCCAAGCAGGCGGATGCCTGCGCCCGGCGCCTGAGGGGGAGAGATAGAATGACCATCACGATGACCAAGACCAATTTCACGGCGGGTGAACTCAGCATGGACATGCTGGGGCGCGGCGATCTGACCGCCTATGCCAATGGCGCGATGCGTCTGCGCAACGTGGTGATCGCCCCGGTGGGCGGCGTGTCGCGCCGTCCGGGGCTGCGGCATATCGGCACGGCGCGCGGCCCCGGCCGTCTGATCGCCTTCGAATTCAACACCGAGCAGACCTATCTGCTGGTTCTGACCGACGGCTATGTGGACGTCTATGCCGACGGCGTGCATGTGGCGGGTTTCGCCAGCCCGTGGAGTGCCGCGCAATTGTCGCAACTGCGCTGGAGCCAGACGGCGGACACCTTGCTGGTGGTTCATCCCGAGGTCAGCCCGCGCAAGATCACCCGTACCTCGCACAGCGCCTGGACCATCGCCGAGTGGAGCTTCTACGCCAAGGACAGCGTGATCTATCAGCCCAGCCACAAATTCGCCGAGGATGACGTGACGCTTCAGGCGTCGGCCACGTCGGGGAGTGTGACGCTGACCGCCTCGGCCTCGGTGTTCCTGGCCGGGCATGTGGGCATGCGCTTCCGCCTCAAGCAGAAGGAAGTGGAGATCACCGCCATCGCCTCGGCCACCTCGGCCACGGCAGTGACCAAGCAAAGTCTGGTGGACACCAGTGCCACCACCGATTGGGAGGAACAGGCGTTCTCGGCCCTGCGCGGCTGGCCGGTCTCGGTGTGTTTCCATCAGGACCGGCTGGTGATCGGCGGCTCGCGCGATCTGCCCAACCGGTTGTGGATGTCGCAATCCTCGGATCTGTTCAATTTCGACTTGGGTGACGGCGAGGATGACGAGGCCATCGAATTTGCCCTGCTGTCCGATCAGGTCAACGCCATCCGCGCGGTGTTCTCTGGCCGCCATTTGCAGGTGTTCACCTCGGGCGCCGAATGGATGGTGTCGGGTGATCCGCTGACGCCGTCCAAGATCCAGTTGACCCGCCAGACCCGCGTCGGCTCGCCGGTCGATCGCCAGGTGCCGCCGCGCGACGTGGACGGTGCGACGCTGTATGTGTCGCGCGGTGGTACCGATCTGCGCGAGTTCCTGTATGCCGATGTGGAGCAGGCTTATCAATCCACCGATCTGGCCATGCTGGCCAAGCATCTGATGGTGAATCCGGTGGACCAGGATTACGACTCGCGCCGCCGCCTGTTCCATGTGGTGATGGGCGACGGTTCGCTGGGGACGGTGACCATCTACCGCACCGAAAAGGTCACGGCCTGGACCCGCCATGCCACTGACGGCGCCTTCCGCTCGGTGGCGGTGGTGGAGGGTGAGGTCTATGTGCTGGTGGAGCGAGCGGGCGGCACCATGATCGAGTGCTTCGACGACAGCCTGTCACTGGATGCCGCCATGACCGGCAACGCCACCGAGGCCAAGGCCACCTGGCGGGGGCTGGACCATCTGGAGGGGCACGCCGTGCGCGTGCTGGCCGATGGCGGGGCACTGGAAAACACGGTGGTTTCGGGCGGTGCCATCACCTTGCGGGAACCGGCGAAGGAGGTGCAGGTCGGACTGCCCTACGCCCACGAGATCGCGCCGCTGCCGCCGGTGGTGCAGGAAGGCAGCGGCGCCGGGCCGGGGGCGGTGATGCGGCTGGTCCGCGCGCATTTCCGCCTGCTGGACACCAAGGCGTTGCATATCGACACCGGCAAGGGGCTGACCGCCATTCCCTTCCGCCGCTTCGGCCGCCATCAGTTCGACGCCGCGCCGCCCGCTTTTTCCGGTGATGTGCAGATCCGGGCCATCGGCTGGCGGCGCGATGCCTTTCAGCCGCTGTGGTGCATCAGCCAGGACGTGCCGCTGCCCTGCACCGTGCTGGCGGTCGCGACCGAAATGAAGGTTGCCAGTTAACGGGAGAACATATCGTGACCGAACATCTACAGATCAACGACGTGGCGCCGCGCATCCAATACGATTGCGATGGTATCCAGGCCGCGTACATCTATCCCTTCGCCGTGTTCCGCACCGCCGACCTCGAGGTCTGGCAGGACGGTGCACGGGTGAATTCGGGTTTCTCCGTGTCGGGGGCGGGAATTTCCTCGGGCGGGGTGGTGCTGTTCGCGGTGCCGCCCGCCCAGGGCAGCCGCCTGACCCTGCGGCGCCGGGTGGCGCTGGAGCGGGTCAGCGACTTCCAGACCGACGGCATCATCCGCGCCAAGACCCTGAACGACGAATTGGATTATCAGGTGGCGGCGGTGCAGCAGGTGGCTGACGACGTATCGCGTTGCGTCCGTCGGCCCTTCACCAGCGCCAGTACTGCTGATCTCAGCCTGCCGGAACCGGCGGGCGGGCGGGCGCTGAAATGGTCGGCGGACGGCCTGTCGCTGATCAACAGCGATTACGACCCCGATCAGGTGAATCTGGCGGCGGCGACGGTGTTGAACGCCGCCGCAGCAGCCCAGGATTCCGGTGCCGCCGCTGCCGCCGCCCGTGTGGGAGCCGAGGCAGCCGCCGCTTCGGCCTCGGCCTCGGCCGCCGCCCTGGCCTTTCCCGGCGCTATCGGGAAAGGCGGCCAATACCTGCGCCAGAAAGCCGATGAAAGTGGGTGGGAGTACCGTACGCCGCCTCAGGTTCTTGACGATATCGGCGGCTTGAACGCCGCTGGCGTGGCGGCGGCGACGCAAGGATTACGCGACCAGACCGCCCTGACCAATCTGCGGCAGATGCTGAACAGCGCGGTGACATCGGGCGCCTTGATGCAGGGATATCAGTGGGAACTGACGGCGGATGAATGGGCGTCTGGCAGCAGTAATTCCACGTTCAACACCGGGTCCCCCGGAAACTACACCAATTGTTCCTTGGGGAATCTCACCAGCTTGAGCGGGTGGTTTCTCTATGGCACCGGAACGTATGCAAGCATCAGCTCTGGTGTGCTGACCTGCACCGGCTCGGCTACCGGCGCCTGGTCGAATACGGCTTTGCTGGCCGGAGATTTCGATCTGAGCGTGACCATCGCTTCGGCCTACTCTGGCGCGTTCGGTTCCCACGGTGATGTGTATCAGGTGGGCTATGCGGCGGCCGCGCCGACATCCCCTTATGCCGCCGCCTATGACCGGAACGTCGCGGGGGACGTGTATATCGGCCTTCCCGGCCCCGGTGTCGGTCAGACGGTGACGCTCTACAACGCCCGCGTTTCGCTTGGCGCCTGGACCGGGACTATTTCGCAGAACGACGTGTTCGCGCTTCGCCGCCGGGGCTCGGTCTTCTCGGTTCTGAAGAATGGCGCCACCATTATCACCTCGGCCTCCGGCCAACCGACTGGGCCCGGCTATCTCGTCTTGGCCGAGGGCGGAACGTCGAATGTCACCATCCAGTATTCCTCGGTGAGTTGGGAATCGGTATTCCCCGTCAACAACATGGTTCTGCTTTCGCCGACCGTGCCCGTGTCTTCGGCGCCGACGGCCATGGACGCCTATTTTCTGTGGAAGGACATCAGTGCCTCGGCCGTCCTTGGCACGGACCTGGCGGTGGACCTGTCCCGCGACGGCGGCGCCACCTGGAGTGCCGCCAGTCTGTCCACACCGGCTGCCTATGACGCCACCTACACCGTGGTCAAGGCCCGGGCCGAGCTGTCCGGCCAGCCGGTGGGGACCAGCATGAAAATGCGCATCCGGACCCTGAACTTCAAGGCGCAGCGTGTCGCTGCGCCCGCGCTCTATAAGGAGTGATGCCATGGAACAATGGCTTTCCGATCTGCTGGTGCTGTGCCCGGATGGCCTGGGCTGGGAAGCGCGGCGGCGTTGGCTGATCCTGGCGCGTTGGCCCGACGCGGCGGTGCGTGCCGCCGAACAGGATGCCCGCCAGGGCAAGCCCGAGGTGCTGGCGCAATACGATGCCGAGGTCGCCGCCATCAAGCTGGCGGTGCCCAAACCGTGAGCGAGGCGCCGCCCAGCGGCGACGGCGGCGACATCCGCAGTCACCTGAGCCAGTCCATGCCGGGCAGCATCCGCGCCGCCCTGGCCGCCTATCATCGCTTCACCGCCGACGAGCCGCCGACCGATTCCAAGGGCTTCGCGGCGTGGCACGCGGCGGCCAAGACGGCGCTGGCCCATGTGGAGGCACTGGTCAAGCTGGTGCGCTGGGCCGAGGCCCCCGCCACGGCCGCCGAAACCGCCGAGGACGGGCTGGAGGACCTGCTGGGGCAGGCCCGCCGCGCCCTCGACCATCTTCAGGACGACGAGGACGAAGACTGATCCTTGTCGCCCGATCCCCGTTTTCCCAAGCCGCCGGAATGGTTCCGGCGGCTTTTTTCGTGAAAGGACACAGTATGACCAGCAAGATCAATCACAGCGGTGACGGTGAAACCGTCTCGTTCGCGTTCCCCTTCTTCATCCCGGCCAAGACCGCGCTGGAAGTGCGTGTCGGCGGCGCCATCCGCGCCGAGGGCTTCAACATCGTCGGCGCCGCCTGCCCCGAAGGCGGCAAGGTGGTGTTCGACGCCCCGCCCGCGACCGGCGAGCAGGTGTCGCTGCGCTATCGCGGCGGCGTCTCGGTCACCGTGGATGATGCCACCTTCGGTCATCTGGCCGACAAGCTGGTGGGCGGCACCAACGTCACCGTGACCCCCGAGACCCTGGACGGCGGTGTGCAGCGTCTGCGCATCGACAGCGGCCTCAACACCTTCAATCAGACCGTGGCCGACGGCCTGTATCTGTCCAAGTCGGGCAATCTGTCCGATGTGGCCGACAAGGCCGCCGCCCGCAACAATCTGGGTGTCAGCGCGGTCGTCGCGACCATCGAAACCTCGCTGACCAACGCCGTCACCGCGCTGAACGCCTCGCTGGCCTCGCTGTCGGACCGCGCCCTGCTGAAGACCGCCAACCTGTCGGACGTGGCCGACAAGGAAATCGCCCGCGCCAATCTGGGCGTGACCACCGCCATCGCCGCCGTTCAGGCCTCGTTGAACGCCCTGGCGGACAGTGCCCTGCTCAAGGCGGCCAATCTGTCGGACGTGGCCGACAAGGATCTCGCCCGTGCCAATCTGGGCGTGACCGCCGCCATCGCCACCGCCGAGACGTCGCTGACCACCGCCATCGCCGCCGTTCAGGCGTCGTTGAACACTCTGTCGGACAGCGCCCTGCTCAAGGCGGCCAATTTGTCGGATGTGGCCGACAAGGATCTCGCCCGTGCCAATCTGGGCGTGACCGACGCCATCGCCGCGGCCGAGACCTCGCTGAACAACGCCATCGCCACCCTGACCGCGTCGCTTGGCACCCTGTCCGCCGGTGCGGTGCTGAAGGTCAACAACCTGTCGGACGTGGATGCCCCGCTGGCCCGCCACAATCTGGGCCTGGACAACGTCGCCTATCTGACTGTCGCCCAGGACTGGCAGAAGCCGCAGCGTTCCCAGGCCGTGCAGGCCGTCGAAACCGGCGGTTCGGTGGTGCTGGACTTCACCCAGGCCCAGAATTTTGACCTGACCCTGACTGCCGACATCACCTTCGCCAATCCGGTTCTGACCGGCGTGGTCGGCCAGAAGGGCACCATCGGCATCGTCCCGAACGGCCATGCCATCGCCGGTATGGACAGCCAGTGGAAGCGCGTGGGCGAGACCGGCTCGCCGTCGGAAATCACCGGCTATGGCCGCATCGACTATCACGTCCGCAGCACCAGCCGCATCGAATACGCCTATAACGACGTGGAGGCCTGATCCATGCTCAGCGACACCATGATGTTGGGAGGCGGCCGCAAGGCCGCCTATTCCATCGAAAACTCACTGCTGTTCCGAGGGGGACAGAAACTTTCCCTGACGTGGGGAAGCCCCACTAGTCAATACGTATGGACATTCCGCGTGCTGGTGCGCCGAGCCGCGTTAGGCCTTGAGCAGGCCCTGTTCGGGGCGACCAACAGCAACAACCTCACGACCGCGCTGTTTTTTAACGCCTCCGACCAGCTAAGCGTGGCGCGGTCAGACGTTGTTGTCGCCACCTCTCCGGGCACGTATCGTGACGTTACAGGCTGGTATGATGTCCTGCTGTCCAGCGACGGATCGGCCGTACGGGGCTATGTGAATGGAGTGCAGGTGCTCGCGTATGCCGGTACTCTGACCTCGATCAATACCCCGCTGATCCACGAGATTGGAGAGCGGAACTGGGGCGGAACGTATTTTAACGGTTCCATGGCCGAGCCGTGCTTCATTGATGGGGCCGCGCTGATGCCGACCAAATTCGGCGAGTTCGACCCGCTCACCGGTTCCTGGCGGCCCAAGCCGGTGCGGAACGTGGATTTCGGCACCAACGGCTTCTCTCTGGGCAAGCCGTGGAGCAGCGCCAGGTCGGTTGACGATCTGGGCACCGATTACAGCGGCAAGGGCAATCACTGGACGCCGAACGGCTTCGCGACCACCGACGTGCTGCTGGACAGCCCGACCAACGTGTATGCGACGCTGAATCCGCTGATCGGCGGCGGCGTCACCTTGACCAATGGCAATCTTTCTGCATCGTGTTCCAATCCGTCGCTGAATGGGACGGGTACACTTTTCGTGTCGTCGGGCAAGTGGTACTGGGAAGTAAATGTTTCTGCTGCCGCTGAAGGGCCGTTCATCGGTGCGACCAACGGGACGAAAACGTATTTTTATCGCGGATCGACCGGGCAAAAATACGACATGAGCGTTCTCTGGAGCTATGGCGCCAGCTACACGACCCAGGACGTCATCGGTGTCAAGCTGGATCTCGATTCGGGAACCATCGAGTTCCTGAAGAATAACGTGTCGCAAGGTGTTGCCTTCACCGGGTTGACCGGCAGTTGGACGCCTGCAGTCAGCAAAGATGGCTCGGTGGCGACGATGGTTTTGGTTTTGAATTCCGGCCAACGCCCATTTGCCTACGCCCCGCCCTCCGGCTTCAAGACCCTCTGCACGGCTAACCTGCCGACACCGGTCAGCGCGGCGGCGAAGCAGCCGGGCAAGTATTATGCCTGCAAGACCTTCACTCGTGCGGCAAACGCCACCACCAGCACAATCACGATCGGGTGGAATCCTGACCCGAATAACGGCGGCTCGCACACGCTGTTCCGCATCAAGCGGTCCAACGCGGATGCTGGGACCTCGACGTGGCAGTATATCGACACCAAGCGAGGGCTGGATAAGGCGCTCTATTGTGATCAGAGTATCGGCACGTCAACGGAAGAAACTATTCCGGCACTGGTCGTCGCGACTGATGGCACCGTCACATTCGGCGCTAATTGGACGAGCAGCGCCTATCAGGAATATCTGGTCGAGGCGTGGCGGGTGGCGCCCGAGGCGGGGTTTGACATTGTTAGCTACACCGGGACCGGCGCCGTTATGACGGTGCCGCATAGTGCTGGGGCGGTTCCGGCGTTCATGGTGATCAAGGCTCGGGACATCTCCGGCTACAACTGGCAGGTCTATCATCAGGCGGTCGGTCCAATCGCGCGGGCTGGATGTCTCAACGATACCGGCAAGCAGACGGAGCATGTCAATTTCTGGAACAATACCGCCCCGACGGCGGCGAGTTTCACGCTTGGTGCGTCGGGCGATGGCAACATCGCGGGGCAGACGTTCGTCGCCTATGTCTGGTCCGAAGTGCCCGGCTTCAGCGCGTTCGGTTCTTACCAGAATTCGACTGATGGCCCCTTTGTTTCGCTGCCGTTTTCGGCCGGTGCTGTTACCGCCAAGACTAACGCGGGATGCAGTTGGTATCACTACACTGTGGCGAGCAACTCGACCAATCCCGCGTCGAATTATCTGCGATTGGACATCAATGCTGAAAAGGGGGCGAGCGGACATGATGTGGACATCAATGCCAATGGCGTGAAGCTGCGCACGGCCCTCGATCCGAATTACGCATCGGCAACCACGCTCTACGCCGCCTGGGCCGCCCATCCCCTGGGTGCCAAGCGCGTGACCCCGGCGACCGCCCGTTAGGCGCCGGTTTTTCTGCGGCCCCGCCTTCCATCTGGAAGGCGGGGCTTTTTCTTTGCCAAAGGAGGTTCCCCATGCACGGCCCCCCCGATGACGGGCGGCGGGCGCCGACGGTGGATTTCGGTGAATTCATCTGGGTGTGGAATGCCCGTTTGGGCCAGTCCACGCCGCGCCATCATCTGCGCATGGCGCGCTGGCTGGCGGCGCGCTGGCGCGGGCATGAACGCGAGATGCTGCTGATGGCGTTCCGCTCCAGCGGCAAATCCACCATCGTCGGCCTGTTCTGCGCCTGGGTCCTGATGCTGGATTCCAATCTGCGCATCATGGTGCTGGCCGCCGATTTCGCCCTGGCGAAAAAGATGGTGCGCAACGTCAAGCGCATCATCGAACGCCATCCCCTGACCCAGGGGCTCAAACCGCCGCGGCGCGAGCATTGGGCGTCCGACCAATTCACCGTCAACCGCCCCGGCGAGTTGCGCGATCCATCCATGGTGGCGAAGGGCATCGGCGCCAACATCACCGGCTCGCGTGCCGAGATCATCATCTGCGACGACGTCGAGGTTCCCAACACCTGCGACACCGCGCCCAAGCGCGCCGATCTGCGCGAGCGTCTGGCCGAGATCGATTACGTCCTGGTGCCGGGCGGCGCCCAGCTTTACGTCGGCACGCCCCATTCCTATTACACCATCTACGCCGCCGAGCCGCGCCTGGAGGCGGGCGAGACCCAGCCCTTCCTGGCCGGGTTCCAGCGGCTGGAGATTCCGTTGCTGGACGGGCAGGGGCGCAGCGCCTGGCCGGAACGTTTTCCCGCCGACAAGGTGGCGGCCATCCGCCGCCGCACCGGCCCCAACAAATTCGACAGCCAGATGCTGCTGCGGCCGGTCAACATCGCCGATGGCCGTCTCGACCCCGACCGGCTGCGGCTGTACGACGGCGAACTGGTCTACGCCGAAGGCAACGGCCAGCCCATGCTGTCGCTGAACGGCAAACGGCTGGTGTCGGCGTCGTGCTGGTGGGACCCGGCCTATGGCGCGCCGGGCAAGGGCGATTCCTCGGTGGTGGCGGCGTTGTTCGCCGATGCCGAGGGCGGCTACTGGCTGCACCGCGTGCGTTACCTGCAACACGACCCCGCCCAGACCCAGGTGGATGAAGCCACGCAATTGTGCCGTCAGGTGGCGGCCTTCGCACGCGAACTGCATCTGCCTGCCGTGACCCTGGAAACCAACGGCCTGGGCCGCTTCCTGCCCGGTTTGCTGCGGCGGGAACTGGCGGCGGCGGGCCTGCCCTGCGCGGTGGTCGAGGCCCATTCCAACCGCGCCAAGGACCAGCGCATCGTCGATGCCTTCGACGCCGTGCTGGCGGCCGGGGCACTGGGGGCACACCGCTCGCTGTGGTCAACCCCGTTCATCGCCGAAATGCGCGAATGGCAGCCGGGCGGACGGGGCCGCGATGACGGCCTGGACGCCGTCGCCGGGTGTCTGCTGTCGCAGCCGGTGCGGCTGGGCCGGGCCGGAAGCGTGGTGGGCGAGCGCCGCGACTGGCGGCCGGGCGGCGGCGTGCTGAAGGCCCATACCGATTTCGAGATTTAGGAGAACGCAATGGAACATACGGGACTGGACCTGTCGTGGTGGATCACGGCGGTCGAGCTGCCGGCATTGGGTGGTCTGTTCGTGCTGTTGTGGCGCGGCCGGTCCGAGGCCGACAGCCGCATGGATGATCTGGATCATAAGGTCGAGGTGGCGGGCAGCCAATTGCGCGAGGCCCTGGCCGCCTACAAGCTGGAGGTGGCCAAGACCTACGCCACCACCGGCACGCTGAAGGACGTGGAACGCCGCCTGACCGAACATCTGGTGCGCATCGAGGCCAAGCTGGACGCCGTCAGCGGCGCCGGGGGGCGGCCATGAGCGACCCCATCCTGATCATCGACATGGAACCCGACCCCGAGACGGATATCGCGCCGGTTCGGCCCGGTTCGGCGGTGGACGTGCTGGCCCGCACCCTGTGGGGCGAGGCGCGCGGCGAAAGCGTGCGCGGCATCGAGGCGGTGGCGGCGGTGGTGATGAACCGTGTCCGCCGGGGCGGCTGGTGGGGCAGCACTGTCGAGACGGTGTGCCGCAAGCGCTGGCAGTTCTCGTGCTGGAATCCCGGCGATCCCAACCGCGCCAAGCTGGAGGCGGTGGACGAACGCGACCGCGCCTTCCGCATCTGCCTGCGGGTGGCCCGCCGCGCCGTCTCCGGCGCGCTGGACGACCCCACCCATGGCGCCACCCATTACCACGTACGCGGCCTGATGCCGCTATGGGCGCGTGGCCGCGACCCCTCGGCCGAGATCGGCGCGCACGTCTTTTATTCCGGCGTCGAGTGACCGTGTCCTCGCCGCCCCTCAGGCCCGCCGGATCGTCCGGCGGGCCTTTTTCATGAAAGGAAGCATCATGACTTTGCAGGTCGAATATACCGCCAACGGCGCCAGCAACGTTTTCCCCTTCCCCTTCGCCATCGAGACCGAAGCCGATTGCCAGGTCCTGGTCAACGGCGTGCCGCAGACCGGCGATTACTGCATCCGTGGCCAGGGCAGCATCGACGGCGGCGCCGTGGTGTTCGACTCCGCCCCGGCCACCGGTCTGGTGATCACCCTGCGCCGCCGCTCCGACCTGCGCATCAACGCGGTGGATGCCGAGGGCGGCTATCTGGCCGACAAGCTGCTGGCAGGCGACAACATCACCCTGGAAACCGTCACCCAGGGCGGTGTGCAGCGTCTGCGGATCGCCTCCACCGGCCAGGATGTCAGTGTCGCCGAACTGGCCGCCGTGCTGAAGGCCGGTGCCAACATCACCCTGACCCCCGACGGTAATGGCCGGCTGGTGGTTGCCGCCAAGTCGGTGGACGCCTCGGATCTGGCCGCCGTGCTCAAGGCGGGCGGCAATGTCTCGTTGCAGCAGGATGCCTCGGGCCGTCTGGTCATCGCCGCCGAATCGGTGGACGCCACCGAGCTTCTGGCCGTGCTGCGCGCGGGCGCCAACGTCACCGTCACCGCCGATGGCGCCGGTCATGTGGTGATCGCCGCCGAAGCGGTGGATGCCGATGAACTGGCCGCCGTGCTGAAGGCCGGTGCCAATGTCACCCTGTCCAAGGATGCCGACGGCCGTCTGGTGGTCGCCGCCGCCCAGCCCGACATGAGCAATGTGCTGTACAAGAACGTCTCGGCCGTTCTGGAAAAGGGTTTCTGGACCAAGCCGGTGGCGCTGAATGCCGCCAGCGGCACCGTTACCCCGGATTTGAACGCGGGCAACGTCTTCACCGTTACCCTGTCGGCCAACTTGGCCCTGGGCTTCCCCGTCGACCTGACCGGCAAGGCGGGCATGTTCCTGGTGGTCGCCAAGCAGGATGCCACCGGCGGCCGCACCCTGACCCTGGCCAGCGGCTACAAGCTGGCGGGCGGCAGCTGGTCGGCCAAGGCCGGTGCCACCAACCTGTTGTGGGTCACCAGCGACGGCGCGGGCGACGTGCTCGACGTGGTCATCGCCCAGCGCGGAGCCTAAGCCATGATGCCCTTCATGACCCAGCCGGCGGTGGCGCCGGCATGTTATGTGCCGCGAGAGCGGGACTCATTGGCGCTGCTGTTCAACGCGTCCGCATATCTGACCCGCACCCCGACCGTCGCAGGGAACCGGCGGCGCAGCACCCAGTCCGTTTGGTTGACTCGTGGGGCGCTAACTGCGGCATTCACTCGGTTGTGGTACGTCCAGATCGCAGAAGGCCGCAATTTCTCGGTTTATTTTGACGCCAACAATCGGCTGGTTCAGCAGACGGATAGCGGGTCGGAGCAAAACGCCACCTCGGCGGCGTCCTACCGGGACGGCGCGCCGTTACATGTCGTCTCGGTCATCGATACCGACCAGCCCCACGCCGACGAGCGCGCGCGGCTATACATCAACGGGCAGCGTATTGTCCTGTCGGGTGCCTGGTGCCCGCAGGGCACCGATCACGATTGGAACTCGATCGCCCTGCACAATATTGGGCGGCACGTTCAGGATATTCAGCATTTTGACGGCTGTATGTCTGATTTCATCAACGCTGACGGCCTGACGCTGGACCCGGCGGTTTTTGGTGAATTCAATATCCATGGTGTCTGGGTGCCGAAGCCCAAGGATGAAATCCACGCAGCCATCGCGGCGAAGGGCGGCTTCGGTGTCAACGGCTTCCACCTGGATTTCTCCGATCCGCTGAACCCCGGCAAGGACGTCAGCGGCAAGGGCAACCATTGGACCGCCGAGGGCTTCGACGCTACCGGTAAGGACACTGTGTCCAGTTCGCCGACCAATCGTTATGCCAAGCTGTCTGTGTTGGACACCTACAACACTCCGGGGATCAGCGACGGTGGTTTGGCGGTGACCTTCCCCAACAGCCTGATATCGACCGTCCGTGCGGACATGGTGTTCGATGTCTCCGACAAGGATGGATACGGCTGGGAGATCACCCCCGGCACCAATAGCGAGTCTCACGGCTATGCCGGTCTGAAGGCGGCGTATGCCGCCATATCCTCTAGTGTGGATGATCCGGGTGGGAACATCGGTATTGTCGGTATCCGCGGTGAGGTTTATTTCAATTCCGCGATCGTTGCGACGGTCGGCGCCATCCCGTCCGGGTCCAAGCTAAACCTGTGGGTCAAGGCCGGAGCCGTCTATCTCTCGCTCAATGGGGCGGTGCTGAATGGCGGAAATCCCGTGGTGACGGGGTTGTCCGGCAAATGGGCACCGGCCTTCGGGCGTGACTCTTCCCTGGCCCAGCCTTCGTTCGCGGTCAATTTCGGCCAGCGCCCGTTCACCAATCCTTTGCCCGCAGGGGTTAAGACGCTGTGCACCGACAAGCTGCCCGAGCCCGACATCAAGGACCCGGGCGAGGCGTTTGTGCAGGTTGCGACGGTCGGCGCCGATATGGACGCGTTGCTGAATAACATGACCGAGCATTGGGGCGGTGCGCCCTATGTGGAGATAGTCAAGCGCCGGAATGCCTCCGAGGATTGGCGGGTGCGGTTCTCGGACGATCCGGGTAATAGCTGGGCGACCAACAACGCCCTTGCCAAGGCGGCGGCTCCGGCGCTGGCGGCGGCGGGGAATTACGTGGGCTATCGTCTGCGGGTCGGCGCCCGTTATGGCGTCTACACCGCCGAGGTGCCCCACACCAACGGTACCGCTACCACTGTCCCCCATGGCCTGAACACTGACCGTGCCGTTGTGATCGCCACGCGGGTCAGTGTGGGTGGTGGCAGCCGCTACCTCCGGCATCCCGATATGGACGCGGGCAAGTTGATGGTGATGGGTGGGGCGACGCCCGGCTGTGTGAGCGATGCTTCGCTGAGTGACTTCTCGGCGGATAGTTTCCGTATCGCCGCCAGCGCTCCCAGCGGCATCTATCGCGTGCTCGTGCTGGCCGAGCGGTCCGGCCTGCTGGCCCTGACCACTCATACGGGAAACGGGACCGCGGATGGGACGTTCGTGCCGACCGATGTGTTGCCGCATCTGGCCATGATCGTGGAGACCACGGCCAGCGGCGGTGTCCGGATTTGGGATAGCGCCCGCTCGTCCCAAAACCCCGTGGCGGTGTCCAGCGCCTTGACCTCGGCAGCCATCGAAAGCAGCGCTGACGCTGTCGATTTCGTGGTCGGCGGCGTCAAGCTGGGCAGTACGGCCAGCACTCTCAACGGCTCGGGTACCAAGTATGTGGGCCTTGTCTGGGGCCGCCCGGTCGGCGGTGTCTGCGTCGCCCTCGCCACGGCCCGTTAGGCCGTGTTCGAACTGGCGATCACACGGGGGGCGGAATTCCTGCGGTTTTCCCGCAATGCCAAGGCCATCGTCCTGCCGGACGGCGGCACGGTGTTGGGGCCGCTGGATTTGTCCGCTTTGCCGCTGATCACCGGCGATTACGTCATCCGGCGGGTCGAGGCTTCGGCCTCGTCCGCCGGAATGATGCCGCCGGTGGTGCAGGGCGACGTGGTGGTGCTGCGTCCCGTTGCTGTTTCCTGAAATTCCTGTTTCCGCCCCGCCCCTGTTCAGGGGGCGGGGCGTCTTTTTTCATGTCATGAGGAGGGTTCTGTCATGGCCAATCTGGCAAGCATCCTGGGCCTGGGCGGCGAGACCATCGCCAAGCCCATCGAGGCTCTGGGCAATGTTTTCGACAAGCTGTTCACCAGCGATGACGAGCGGTTGCAGGCGCAGGCGGTGTTGGAGAAATTGCGCCAACACCCCGATGAATTGCAGGTGGAGCTGAACAAGATCGAGGCCGCCCACGAATCGGTGTTCGTCGCCGGATGGCGCCCGGCCATCGGCTGGGTGTGCGCGGCGTCGTTGGCGGTCTATTACCTGCCGCGTTTCGCGTTGGGCACCGCCATGTGGTGTCTGGCGGCGTGGGGTCAGCCGGCCTTGCCGCCCATGCCGGAAATGGGCATCGGCGACATCCTGGGACTGGTCGGTTCGTTGCTGGGCATGTCCTGGCTGCGTACCGCCGAGAAGAAGGCGGGCGTCGCCCGCTAAACCCCGGCCCGTTGCGTCAGCACCGCCGCCAGTGCGTCCTTGATCCGGGCCACCGGTCCGGTGAAATCGTCGGGGTCGGGCTGGCGGAACAGGCGCATGGTGGGGTACCACGCGCAATCCTCGCCTTCGTCCAGCCAGCGCCAGTCCGAGACATAACGCAACAGCACCCAGGTCGGGCGGCCCAGGGCGGCGGCCAGATGGGCGGGGCCGCTGTCGATGGTGACGATCAGGTCAAGCTCGGCCATGGCGGCGGCGGTATGGCCGAAGGTCTTGAGGCGCGGCGCCAGATCGCGCAGCAGATGGTCAGCCCCCAGCCGCGCCAGATCGGTGGTGCGGTCGCCCATCTGCAAGCTCCACCAGCACAGGCGCGGGTCGTTCATCAGCGGCAGCAGGCTTTCCAGCGGCCACGAGCGGTCGCGCGGGCTGGTCTTGCCCGCCCAGATCACGCCGACATTCAGCAGCGAACCCGGCGGCCGTCCCAACGGCGTCGCCAGGCGGCCGGGCGGCGTCAGATAGCTTTCGGGGGCGGGTAGGGTGCTCCACGACACGTCCAGCAGCCACGCCAGACTCATCATCGGCGCCCACAGATCATAGGGCGGCAGCGGCGCATGCTTTTCCACCACCTGGGCCACGCCGGGGATGGTGGCGAACAAATCCGACAGTTCCGGCTGGCATTCCAGGATCACCCTGGCGCCCTGGCGCGCCACCAGCGGCACGAAGCGGGCGAATTGCAGGGCGTCGCCGAAGCCCTGCTCGGCGGCGATCAGCACCGTCTTGCCGCTCAACGCCATGCCGGGTTGCCAGCGTTCGCCGGGCAGGTCGCGGCGCGGGGTGCGCGCCAGACCCCAGCGCGCCTCGTAGCCGGCGAAGCCCTGGCGGTAATCCTTGAGGTAAAGGTCGGTCAGCGCCAGATCCCAGGCGTAATCGGCATTGCCGGGATGGGCGGCCAACAGGGCGGCGATCCGCTCGCGGGCTTCGGCGTGGCGGCGGCGGTCGCGGATCACCAGCGCCAGATTATAGGCGAACGAGCGGTCGTCGGGACGGGCTCTCGCGGCCCGGCTCAGGTGGTGCTCGGCCTCTTCCAGTCGGCCGACGGCGCGCAACGCGTTGCCCAGGTTGGAATGCAGCGCCGGGTCGTCGGGGGTCAGGGCCAGGCCGCGATGATAGCTGGCGATGGCGGCGTCCACCTTGCCCAAGCGGCGCAAAGCCACGCCCAGATTGGAATGGGCCTGGGCGCTTCCCGGCGCCAGCAGGGCGGCGTGGGCAAAGGCGTTGGCCGCCGTCTCGATCTGGCCCGCACCCCAGGCGCGGCCCCCCTCGGCCAAGGCGTGGCCCACATCGGCAAAGGCAATCCCGGTACTGCTCTGTTGCGTCAT